GTTGCCATTTCTTCGCTCAGCTCAGCCTGTTTTCTGGTATAGTCCTCCAGCTCAGGACCTAGTTCACCCCCGATGAGATCATCCAACTCTTTAAGCTGGAAATTTAATTGATCCTGCAATGCTTTGGCTGCTTCTTCAGCTGCTTTTTTCATCTCCTCGGTGACCTCGATCTCTTCTTCCACCGCTTCAGTAAGCTCCTGATGCATCTGGATCGCTTCGCCGCCGGAAATGTTCACCTTGGATTGGGCCATATCAAATTGGAGCACCTTTTTTCTCAACCAGTCCTGTGCTTCCCCCTGGCTAAGCAGATGAGTTCTCAGCCCCATCGATATTCCAACAGCTTCCGTATACGTAATCGCCCCCTTTCCCATTGCATCGGTGAGATCGGTATAGATTCGGTTTGCTTTGACGGTCGCAGAAACCCAATCTGCAAGCTTCTGGACAACTGGACCACCTAAAAGATTTATCCCTTCACCCACCTGCTCCTTAAGGTTTCCCCAGGCATTGGTAAGTTTATCCACACCCAACCCGGCCTCTGTCATGGCCTGCGCTGTGCCTCCGAATTCCGTCTGCAGCTCTTGTAGGATGATTTTCTGGGCTCCAACAACATCGTTTACTTCCATAAATTTCTTGATCTGAGCTTCTTGCTGGTCAGTAAGTGCAACACCCACTCTACGGAGCGCAGTTACTCCCTGGATTGGCTCCTGGAGGGCCTTACCGATCATTGTGATGGAGCTCTGCAGGTCCTGGCCCAATGCCGCACTCATATCTACAGCCGCCTGGGTTGCATCCGGAAAGACCTGATGCCCAACTTTTGTAAAAGTCAATAGCAGAGCCTCGGCCCGAACAATCGAATCGTCTTCGACCCCGGTCAATTCGGAGATCTCACTGGCCAGGTTGTTTATATCACTGGCAGACATCCCGGCAGCACCACCTGTAGATCGGATAACTGCCCCTAACTGCCCCTGAATCCGCGCAGCCTCTTCCGCAGCTTTGCTGGAATCGAGTAGAAATTTAGTCGCTGTACCTATTCCGAGCGCGCCAATGCCCAGGGTACCAACCATATTTTTAAGTTCATTTCTAAAAGCCTTTACATCCTCCTTGTTCTGCTGCATGGAAGACTTAAAATTCTGGCTCTCCCCCTTCAGCACCACTCTCAACCCGTGTAAAATATCTCCTGGCATATTACCTCCGACTACCCTTTATCCAACAATTTATCAACTTTCTTCCATAGCGCCGCTGCTACCGCTTTCACCGCCTCATCGCCCCGGTTGTCAAGCGCTGGACGCAAAAACGGCCTTGCTGCCATCCCTGGATGGTGCAGCACCCTCGCCACGATATCCCCACCTGCCAGCTTCAGCGCCTGCCGGTCCTTCGGGCTGATCTCGTGCGGCTGCACGCCTGTCTCGAAAAACATATAAAACCACTTCTTCCTCGGAAAGCCGATACTCACCCCGATCTTGGCCTTGCGCGTGTTTACCTCTCGCTGGGTCCTGATCTCACCAGGCGCGTTCTCCTGCGCCGCCCTCTGGATGATCTTCGCTCCCTCTTCCAGCGCCTGCAGCAGGCTCTCCACCGTGTCGTAGATATCCGCCAGCTGCTCCAGCTTCTTCTCCAGCTCGTCGAAACCTTCGATCTCCACCTGGAAATCGCCGTGCGCCAGCACCTGCGCTTTTCGCCGTGCCATTACTGTTTAACCTCCGGGGCCTTTGCACCCGCCAGGATCGCCCACCCCCGGAAATTCTGGTATAGATCCTTTTTGCTCTTCGGCTTCGGCCTGGACCGCCCAAACACTGGAATAAAATCACCTGGCAGGAATGGATTCGGTCGCTTTGTCGCATCCCGGTTGATATTCGCCAGCATGCTGGCCACTATCCCCGCCTGGTAGTCCCCCCGCCAACCCAGGCTGATCGGCTCGAGCTTGTCGAAAGCCTTCCAGCGTGCAAACAGGCTGGACGGCATGCGCCGCTCCAGCGCATTCACGTCCCATTCACCCATTGCCAGCGCCAGACGAAACATAAATCGCTCATCTGGCGCCGCTAAAAATTTTCCTTTTCGGCTTCGATCTCCCGCTCTTGCACCCTGTTCAAGCGGATCGCCTTGCTGCTCAGCCTGATGATCGCCTTCCCGTTTTTCTTGGCCAGGGCCTGCACATCCTCCAGGGTGAACAGCAGCTCGCCTGCCTCGTTCACCGCGCAGAACGCCACGATCGCACAGCGCATGTTGTTGCCTTCCGGGTCCAGAGCCTGCTCGAAGCTCAAACGCTGCTCCAGTGTCATCTCCTGCAGAATCACCTCGCCGCCCCATTCGGGCATTGCAACGGTCACACGCTTTAGATCGCTCGCCGCCAGGATCTGCTCCTTGCTTAGAATCGCCATATTGCCTCCGTTGGGGCAGGTCTCAGACCTGCCCTTCCATTACGTTATTGTCGGTGCCCCGGTCGGGTGGATCGTTACCTCAGCCTGGTACCCATTCTCCTGCCGGCTGATGCGTCCAATATTTTCAATGTACGCATTGAACGCAATTACTTCCTGCCCGTCCGGATCCTGGATGCTCATGCCAATACTCGTCTCAGCCGCAAAATTCGTAAGCACTGCAGCGTGAGAAGCGGCCGCATCATCCCAGTTCAACACTGCTCGGAACGGATCCAGGCGCCTTTTCCCGCTGGGGATCCCCATGTAGTACCCGCCGCTGGCATCGTGCGCCGTATTCTCCGCGATCACCCGGCTTTGCCGTGGAAAATCCGCATCCACCACATTCACTACCGCCACCAGGCTGCCTGTATTGATCTTCAAAACTAACCCAAAACCGCCTTGAACTGCCATAGTTTATCTCCTTTACCTCTGCAAAATTTGCGTAAATTAGCGGATAATCCGTTATTCCGGGTTATCCCTCCTCGAACTTGAACTCCTCTTTTGGCTCGCCCTTCGTCTCCAGCTTCACCACCACCGGCTCGAACTCCACCAGGTGCTCCACCTGCGCGTGGGCTCGTGCACGGTTAGGGTGCGGAGTGGAGTACACGCAGTTCTTACACTGCAAATACCCATCGGGGAGCTGCTCGAACACATCCATCAATTTTGCCAGCTTTTTTCCAGCCATCTATCACCTCCTACAATTGCAGGATTCCAATAATTACCTCCGCATGGCTGGTTGCGATCGCAATCGAGCCTGCATTGGACCAGCCCACCGGCAGCAGCCGGAAAGCCCGGATCTCACCGGCCGCCAGCGCTTGCGCCGTCACATTTCCCATGCGGCCGGTCACCGGGTCCGCCACGGATGTGATCGTGATCGTCCGCTCTACCGCGCCGGAATTGCGGGCGATCAGGATCATATCCCCGCTCGCCACGAATGAATCCCCGCCCCCCCCGGCGCTCGGCGTCATCGTCACGGCGATCCCCACCTGGCTCCACGGTCCCAATAAAGTTGTCTTCGCTAAAACTGCCATAGTTTATCTCCTCTCTTTCGTCTATCGATACACCACCACCAGGTCCAGCCTGGTCGTTACCCGCTCGAGTGTTGCCCCATATCCATCTCCCAGCGATTCCACTGCGCAGCGCTGGATATATAAGGTTCCCCACATCCCACGGAACCCATCGAAAAGCAGCCATATCGCCGCTGCCACCGACTTAACATCGTCATAATCTGTCGCCGTGATCGTGATCTGCAGCCTGGCATGCTTCATTCCCCGCTGCGGCTGATCGTGCGTCAGCTCCCGGTGCCCGGAGATCCGCTGGTACGCAATCGCCGGCAGCGTCGCATCCTGCGGGATCACCAGCGGATATACCCGGGTGCTGACCAGGTTGCTCGTGATCCCCTGGGTGGTAATAAAGTTATAAAAGGCCTCTTCGATTTCCATCTAGGTGATCTCCTCCCGGCACATCAGCACCATCTCATAATGGATCTCGTTCACCGTCAGCACGCTCTCGATCGCAAACACCCGGCTGCCGAATAGCACCCGCATCTCAGGCAGCACGCCTGCCTTATACCGGATTGTCACCCGGTGCGTTACTCGTGCCTGCATTTGCTGCGCTTCCAGGAATTCCCGCCCCAGCAACGGGCTGATCGCCGCCCAGCACGTGTGGTAGGTCCCCCAGGTGATCTCTTCCTCGCCATACTCATCCCTGGAGACGCTCTTGCTCTGGATCGTGATCGAATGTCTCAGCTTTCCTGCCAGCATCTAATCCTCTTTCAACAATCTAAATCGCCACCACAGCATCTGATCAATAAATCCTAATGAAACTAAGTTTCGTATTGCATCGGCGGACCTAGCGGTGCGGTGTACCAGGCGTGAAACGCCTCATACACCCAATGCGCCAGCAAGATACCAATGATTCCCAGCATGATGTATGCAATCGCCCTGAACCAGGGATTGCGTATCGGCAGTGCCAGGCTGGAGAAGCCGATAGCAGATACCCCACCTAGCGCAAACCAGATCAAATCACCGCCGAGGAAGAGAGAGAGTAAACGTATAAACATGCTACACGTCTTTCACCCATGTTCCCAAAAGAATCTGGTCCGCAAACTCATCCGTATCTTCGCCGAAGGTTCGCAGCCGGCGGATAATTGCCCTTACCACCTGGCGGTAAGTCCAGCCTGCCGGGATTGTAGGATAACCCCGCGCCGTAAGCCAGGTGTTTAGCTTGGTTCTGTGCGCCGTGGTGATGACGTTATTCAACTCACCCCAATACACCGCGCCGCCGCTGCTCATCGCCGCTAAGCCACGGCAAGTCGCCAAGGCGTTCAAGGCGGTTAGCTGCGCGGCTGTGCCCCCGAACAGGTACAGCCCGAAATTGCCCGCCTGCCAGATCAGCACATGCCCGACGTAGGGCGTTGCCTCTGGGTTGATAGCCGGTGCGCCCCCTGCCATGTCCACAATTGCCAGCATGTGCGCCATTCTAGCCTCCCTTAATAAAGTTATTCAGCCCGGCAAATTCGCCAGCGTTACCGCGCGGCATGATCAGTAGGTTATCCAGGCTGTTGCTTGCATCGGTGGAGAACAGACCGTGAAGGGTGTTATTCAATATTCCCGCATCCGAAACCGTCTGAGTCGTGCCGACAAGGAGGTTATTGTAGAACACGCTCACCGCTGACCCGTCGCATATCCCCCGCAAGGTTGCGCCTGCGACATAAGTCACGGCGGCGGTGATAAGTTGGGTGTATGTTCCCGCCACGCACTTATACAGCCCCACACCTGCGCCGCCAGCATTTTGCCATAAGAGGGCAAGTAAATAGTTGGCGGGCGAGGAAATACTATCCAGTCTCAATACCAGCCCCGCCTGATACCCGTTTACGCCGGTGATGGCTACATCCGACAGGACATCGGCGGAGTTGGTTTCTACCGGAGTAATCAATTCCGAGAAGGTTAGTTGTTTTACGGATACATCGTCATAATAAAGCGACGCGGAGGCGGCTGATTGCCTGCCTGGTCCGCCAGTCCCAGCCCCTAGAGCCGTTTGAGTGTACTGGGTGTACGTTGTGCCTGGATCGCGAATAGGACCCAGAGACGGATAACTATTGGTATCATATCTACCCGTCTTACCCGCTGCCGATGATTTCATCCAGAATGAATGGCGGCTCCACTGGTTCGCTACACCCAGGACTTGCTGAACAATCACGTTAGACCCACCCGCATCCACGTCCAACCGGCAGGCGTGCGCTCCGCCGTGGAAATCTCCTGCGTCCGTGTCGTCATTTACCGTTGACGTGCCCGCAGCGGTTTCTGTCCAGTTGGCGAACACATCCGCCCCGCCGCC